CTTTAATATTTTGATTAGCATTTTTCAATTCAAAAACAGCTGGTGTTGATGGTAATGGTGGTCTTATAATACCATCCTTTAAAGCACCCAAATCAGAAAAATCGTATTTATAACCATAACCAATCGACCCATTAGCTTCAAATCCACCCGAAATACCATTGGTTGGATCACCATCCGTATCAACTTCATCACTAAATGAATATGTCCAAGTTGGATTATCTAACTCTTCACTATTTCCATTTGGATGGTGGTCTACATGTTGTGTTATTGCAACATGATTAATAGAACGAACACCTTCAACACCCATCAGTTCATATTCTAATTTACTTATATAAATTGGTTGATTGAATTTCATTTTATCTATTTGAAAATAATCTTTTATTTTTTGTATACATCTTAATTTTACTTTCTGTTTATCAACATATTTGTCAGAAACTACATCAAAGAAAACTCCAAAATTTATTACATAACCATCAACAATATTAACAGTATCAGTTAATAATTTAAAATTAGATAAATAGTTTTTAATATTTGATAATAGTGTGGTTGAAACATTATCTGTAACATTAGTATATGATGTCATTGGATTACCAACTAAATTTTTGTTCACATCATAAGCGAGTACATATATGTTTACTCCAGATAAATATGTTGTTCCTTGTGTAAATGTACCTAAATTTGCTACCCCATCTAACAAAGTACTAAATGAATTATTTATGTTTTCAGTTAGAGCAACCGTACCACCAGTGGTAATATCTAAAAACTCAGTTGCGTCCGTCATCCATGGCGGATTCGCACCTATTCCATTATTGTACATTACTAACAGATTCTGATAATTGTTATAATGTAGCTGTAACTGTGAAACTTGATTAAATACTTCACCTACCTGATTTAAATAAGCTTCATTAGTACCACTTCCAGCTTCTTGTACATCAACATCTCTAGATACATATACTTTTGCAATATTTCCAAATTTAGCTGGAATGTTTAATACTCTAGCTTCATAATCTTCTTTAGTCACACATCTGTTTTGTGTTCTAAAAAACGCTTTAGTTTTTTCTCTTATCTCTTCAATAGATTCTTTATCTTTACCACCACGAGCAGGTTCTTTATTTGTTACTGTTAAATCACTAATACTAGCTCCACTCGCACCTAATGTGTTTCCACTTGAAATTACATTTATATCTCCAACAGGTATATTAGAACTAATTCCACCACCAATTCTATAAGTTATAGTTAAAGTTGTATTGTTCGGAGTTTCACCTAATGTTGAATACTCATCACCAAGAAGTGGATCTATTGATGATTGTAAGTCATTAGCCTGACCAGGTACAACTATACCAATTTGTTCCAAGTCTATATATCCTTGATCAATTATTCCATCTTGTGTATTTTTTAAAATACCATTACCAAATATTAACGAAGTGGTATTGTCTTCATTAGTTTCACGAACAAATCTTTTTGATGTTTTTATATATTCAAGAGAATATGGAACGGCTAAATTTTCCGTTTCTCCACCTTCGTGGTCAGAAATTAAATTTTGATACGCGTTTGTTCTACCATCTTGTGTATAATGTGTTGAAATTGGAACTTTATCTTGAGCTAGATAATCAACTTCATACCAATTATTACCAGCTGTATCAACACAAGAAATAATATCAATAACATTAGTATCAGATATAGTTATTTTTTTAAATTTTTCAGGAGCTCCAATTGTAAAAGTAGTAGTTTGTTCTTTACCACTAACAGCTTTTACAGTTCTTTCTAATTGATATTTTTCCGCTAAACCAGTGTCTGAATTAACTTGACTTACACTATTAGTATCATTAGCTCCTGATATTTGAAAATCAATTATATCCAATGTTTCAAATGTTATAGCTCCATCAGAAGTCGTACATTGTATTCCCGAA